CCTGTAACTTATGTAAATCAAGCGATGCAGTCTCAGTAAATGAAGACGGCTCAGCTAAATGTTTTAGTTGCGGAGCTTTCTTTCCGGACTACAAAACACCTGAGGGTAATGTAAAACCCAAAGAATCAAACACCTTTTTATCAACATATAAAGGTGATTACTATGACCTAATAGACCGCGGTATTGATAAGACCACTGCAAAGAGATTTGGAGTACGTGCTATCACTGACCAGAACGGAGACATCCAAGAACATATTTATCCTTATTACAATGGGGATGAAATTGTTGGAACTAAGTCTCGTTATGTCAGAGATAAACGTTTCTCTTTCGGAGGGACCTTTGATAATAACGGTCTATTTGGTGAGCAACTGTTCCGTAACAAAGGCGGAAAGTATCTCACTATTACTGAAGGTGAGTGCGATGCTATGGCGGCTTATCAAATGTTTAATGGTAAGTATCCCATCGTCTCACTAAAACGTGGAGCTTCTGGTGCTGTTAAAGATATCAGAGAATCCATAGAATTTGTCGAGTCTTTTGACCAAGTTATTCTTTGCTTTGACAATGATAAACAAGGGAAGGAGGCGGCTAAGAATGTCGCAAGGATTATCAAGCCCGGGAAAGTTAAAATCATGGGTTTGCCTAATGGCTATAAGGATGCCAATGACATGCTTAAACAGGGTAAGTTCAGTGAATTTACTCAAGCATTCTGGGATTCAAGACAATACACACCTTCAGGAATTATCGAGCTATCCAGTAAAAAGAAAGACTGGCTACATCGAGAGGTAAAACCAAGTATCCCCTATCCTTGGGAAGGCTTAAACAATAAGTTGTACGGGCTGAGGAAAGGGGAACTGGTCACCTTTACAGGTGGTACAGGTCTTGGTAAGTCTAGTGTTACAAGAGAACTTGAACACTGGATAATTAAAAACACTACAGACAACGTTGGTATCATTGCCCTTGAAGAAAATTGGCAACGAACAGCCGATGGTATTGTGTCTATTGAAGCTAACGATAGAATATATCTTAATGAAAAAAGAGATAGATATTCGCCAGACCAACTCGAATCTTTGTTTGACAAAGTCATTGAGGAGGGAAGAGTATTTATCCATGCTCACTTAGGAGCAACTGACATTGACGATATCTTTGCTAAGCTTCGATACATCATCATTGGCTGTGAGTGTGAATGGGTAATTGTTGACCACTTACATATGTTAGTTAATGTTCTTACTGAAGGTGATGAACGTAGAGGTATTGATACCTTGATGAATCGTTTACGTAGTCTGGTCGAAGAGACCGGAGTGGGTATGTTATTAGTCTCACACTTAAGACGTGCCTCTGGCGACAAAGGTCACGAGCAAGGTGTGGAAGTCTCCTTGTCCCACTTAAAAGGTTCACAAGGTATCGCTCAACTCTCTGATTGTGTTATCGCTTTAGAAAGAAACCAACAAGCGGAAGACCCTGTGGTCGCTAACACAACTAAGTTACGCGTTTTAAAATCCAGATACACAGGAGATACTGGACTTGCTTGTAATTTATTGTATGATAATGATACAGGTCGATTACATGAAAAAGAATTAGAAGATGAAATTGATGAATTTCTCATGACAAGAAAAGATTATGAACAACAACTCACTCTCTAATGTTGTCTTTGATATTGAAGCAAATGGTCTAAAACCTGACACAGTTTGGTGTCTCGTAGCCAAGGAAGTTGATGGCACTATACATCGATTCGGTCCTAACGAAATCGATACGGGCATAACCCTCCTTGTAAATAGTAATACCTTAATAGGTCACAACATTCTTGGTTACGACATACCTGTTTTAGAAAAACTTTACAATGTTAAATTCAACAACAAGATAATAGACACACTAGTACTATCTCGATTATTTAATCCGGTACAAGAAAATGGACATAGCCTTAAGACTTGGGGTTACAGATTAGGAATGCCTAAGATGGAACAGCCTGAGTTTGAAAGCTTTACTCCAGAAATGTTGGATTACTGTAGTCGGGATGTACAACTTAATGAAGCAGTCTATAAAGCTTTATTAAAATCAGGTCGCGGATTCAGTACAGAAAGTATTGAACTGGAACACGAGGTCGCTAAGATTCTCAAGACTCAAGAAGAACATGGTTTCTTATTTGATGAACAATCTGCAACAATGTTGGTTGCTACTCTTAAAGAAAAAATGTTTGCCGCTGAGAAAGAAGTTCACAAGGTTTTTAAACCTAGACTTCTTAGAGATAAATTAGTTGTACCAAAGCTTAAGAAGGACGGTACTTTATCTAGGGTTGGACTTACACCGCAGGAATTTGATGACTGCATGGACCGTCCTTTTTATCGTAAGAAACTACAAGCATTCAATCTAGGTTCGCGTAAACAAATCGGTGAATACTTAGTAGACTTTGGGTGGAAGCCTAACAAGTTTACTCCAACAGGTCAGCCGATTGTGGACGAGAATATCCTATCTAAGATTGATGATATACCTCAGGCTAAACTCATAGCCGATTATCTTTTATACCAGAAGAGAATTGCTCAGGTCGATTCATGGCTTGAAGCAATTGAAGAAGACGGTAGAGTTCATGGACTTGTTATTCCAAACGGAACTATTACAGGTCGTATGACTCACCGTAAACCCAACATGGCTCAGGTGCCTAACATGGGTTCTTTGTATGGTAAAGAATGTCGTAGCTGTTGGATAGTTCCAGAAGGATTTAATTTGCTTGGTGTGGATGCCTCCGGCTTAGAGCTACGTATGTTAGCTCACTATATGAAAGATGAAGATTATAAAAATGAAATCTTACACGGTGATATTCATACTGCAAATCAAAACATGGCAGGTCTTGAAACTAGAGACCAAGCAAAAACTTTTATTTATGCCTTCGTTTATGGAGCAGGTGATGCCAAGATAGGTCAAATAGTCGGAGGCAACAAAGCCTCTGGAAAGGCTTTAAAAGATAGGTTCTTATCAAACCTCCCGGCATTGAAAAGCTTACGTGAGAGAGTGAATAAAGCAGCCTCACGTGGGTTTCTGAAGGGAATTGATGGACGTAAAATCTATGTCAGGTCCGAACATGCCGCATTGAATACTCTTCTTCAAGGAGGAGGAGCCATTGTGATGAAGAAGGGTTTGACATTACTACAAGAAAAATTTAACTTATTAAATGTGGATGCAAAATTTGTAGGAAATATTCATGATGAATGGCAGATTGAAGTGAAGTCTTGTCAAGCTTCTAAGGCTGGACATCTTGCAGTTTCTGCTATCCAAGAAGCTGGAAAGCATTTTGATATGTTTTGTCCTCTGGATGGTGAATACAAGATAGGAGAGAATTGGAGTGAGACTCACTAAGCAACTTTCTCTTTTTAAAGAAATTGTTTTAGATATACATGATGATAATAATAAAATATGTACAAAATGCAATACAATAAAACCTTTAGAATCTTTCCCTTGGAAAAGCGGAGAAAAAGTTTTTAGAAGAGAACACTGTAGACAATGTGTAAGAAAACTAAGTATAGAAAGAAAAATTTTAAAAGATAAATATGGTATGCCTTCTAATAATTATATATGTCCTTTGTGTTTAGGAAGCTCAGAAGAGGTATCTAAAAGAGGAGGCAAACATGCAGGTTCTTGGGTTTTAGACCATTCACACGACAGTGGTAATTTTAGAGGATGGTTATGTCATTTATGCAATAGAGCTTTAGGATGTTTTAAAGATGACACAGATATACTTAAAAGAGCTATAAAATATTTAGAAGGAGATTTATAATGAAACCTACCAAGAAAGATAGAAAAAAGTTTGACCTAGATTTACACTATGGTCAAATTAAAGAAGACGAAATTGCTGAAATGTTTGCTAATTGCAAGATTGAAGTTAAATCAGAAAGAGGTATGTGGATGAATACCGGTAACATTGCTGTTGAATATGAAAGCTATGGAAAACCTTCTGGCATTAAAGCTACAGAAGCAGACTATTGGTTTCACAATTTATGTGTCAATGGTAAAATATATTGTACGTTGGTTTTTCCAACAGATAATCTTAAGAAGATTGTAGAAAAACTAGATACATTTAAAACAGTAAGTGGCGGTGACCACAATGCTAGTAAGATGTATTTAGTTGCATTATCCAAGCTGTTTTCTGCTGATGTTCTTAAACAATTTGAGGAGCTAGAAAATGGCAAAGAAGAAACTTGAAACAGTTGTTGATGATATTTACCACGTAGTTGGCAAACTAGGTAACGGTGAAGAACTTAACATAACAGAAAAACAATTTAAATCTTTTGGTAAGTTTATGGAACATGCCT